ACTCTGGACGACCTTGAACCTTGTTAGCATGCCATTTCTTAAGCATGTCAATCTCAACTTCACCATTAGATAACTTTCGGTGCGACCAAAGACCTTCACCCATAATGGCAAAAATACGATTACGAACTTCTGTTTCAGACATTTCAAGAGAAATAATTAGTGGCGACTTACCTTGCTTCCAAGCCTGTACTGCAAAGTATAAAGCCATCCAAGACTTTCCAATTCCAGGATATGCAAGAAATACTCCAAGTTGCCCTGGCATAATTCCAGAAGGAAGATAGTTATCAAACCCTGGAAGATTAGTCTTAATTCCAACCTGTCCAGTTTCTTTTTGTTTCTGGACCATCTCATAGTATGCAACCGCAGACTCTAGATCTGTTGCATCAATATCACGAATTGCGGATGTATTTTTCTTTAACTCTGAAGTCTTAGTAATCAGGTGTTCAAGTGCTTCTGTTCCATTACCTCCCTGAACTTCGCCTGCTGCATTACGCAAAATATCTTTTAGACTATCATTTAGATACTCTGTTTGTAATTCTGCCAAGTGGTGTTTTGTTGCTCCAATACCAGAAACTGGTTCAAAGTCTCTAAATTTTTCTGTAACTAGGTCTGCTGGAGGAAGGCACTGGTTGTTTTCAGAATATAGGCGAATAAAATTCCAAACATCATTATGGGTTCTAAGAAGGTTTTCAACATTGGCCTGCAACAACACATGTATTTGTTTATCTTGTAGTACTGCAGAAATTAACTTTGCCTCTGTGTTATTCACTTAACCACTCCTTTGCTAATTTTCTGCGTTCTTCACGTTCTTTTTTATCTTGATCAACTTCTGCTTTTCCATTAATAATCTTTTCTGCATTATATGCAAAGTAATTCCAAGATGGTTCTTGTGCAATACTAAAGTAATACTCTAGCATGTCATAGCACTGAGCAATGCCATATGACTCTATAAGGCCATCAGCAGCCCACTGCTCAACGTTTAGATTCATGTTGGACTTCTGCTCATACCGCTGCAGGTAAAACTTGTTAAACCTACTGAGCAAAGCCATGCGGTCTTTGCGATCAGCCATTACTCGTTGATTTCAGACTTTGCTTCTTGAATCTTTTCAGTTAATTTATCTTCAACAAACTTGTATACACGATCAAATGCTTCTGCTGTTGTTTCTCCATCACGCTTGCTATCTACAATTCCTAGATCAAGTCTAAGTGACTGAAAGTTACCTAGATTAAGCGTATATCCTAATGTTACATTTACCTTAGTTGAATCGTTTTCCATTACACCACCCATTTCAATAAACTAAATAGACTCACTCCACACTGGAATAAATCGTCCATCTTCTGTCTTCGTATATGTAAGTATACCGTCTCCCATTCGCCGTGTCAACTCTTGGCTAGTAGGAGTCATATTATTTGTTATTAATTTGTCTTTTCTTGGTTGCCCAATATGTATAGTTGCCAGTATAGCACAAATCTCTTTAACGTGATCTTCTGAGTAATAAGCCCTAATTTGAAAACCAGTTTTGCCTTCAATGCTCGATCCAACTGGTGGTGGGATGATTCCTCGTTTTATTAATCTTGGCATATACTTTCTATGACGATTAACTAACTTGGCAGTCTCTGCAACTGTGTACGCTCTTTTTCTATTTCTTCTAAAGTCAGATCGTAGACAAGTTTCTAATCTATCTTTATTAATATTATAAACAGTTACCATTCCTGTTGATCTAGAACTATGATGAAGTCTTACCAAGTCTCCATTAAGAAACCAAATTTTTTTACCACCAGAAATTACAGGTTCGTTATTATATGCTTCGCTCTGAATCTTTCCTTTTGCAGTAGCCATTTGCCCTCCGCTGTATCTTTAGGTGGATGATAGAACTTTCTATTGCCACACTTTATGCAGTATGACTCTAAATGATCAATGTTTGAATGTATTCTATCTACAAACATTTTTCCTTCACATCTTTTACACGTCATATTAGTTAGGAACTCCAATGGCAATTACATTAACTCCAACTGAGGCTGTTCCTGATGCCCCAAACTTTACAATAAAATCAACTTGGGATGCCGTAATTGAAGAGATAACAACAGATGTATTAGTTCCAGCAGTTGTTCCTCCCGTATTTACAACAGATGCTGTAACAATGGGTGGAAACTTAAAGTTAGAATAACTAATAGAGTATGACTTTTCTTGACCTGCAGTTACTGTTTCATTGTTGGCAATTTGCTTAAACTTTCCAACAAACTTTGTGTCTGAGGTCTTAATGCTTCTTTTTTCTGCACCAACAACATCAACGTCAGTGTAGTTATATGTTGCATCAGATATAGAAGTAGATAGATCGTTTACTGCCTCTACTAACTGATATATGTACGTAACATCAAGAGGTTGACCTCTTTCAGGTAGTGGTACTTTTGCCATGTATTTCCTCCTATTAAATTATACCAAAAACTCTTCGCCAGAGTCAAAGATATTAAGTGCTGCTTTTATTTGTTTTTTAGATGACACTAACTGAACCTTTACCTGTACAGTTGTTGATCCCTCATTTAAAAATGAGTATGAGTGAACTGATGATGTACCGTGCCAATAAAAAGGGTTGCCGTCAAAACTTACAAATATATCGTATGCTGGATGTAGATTTTCATCTCCCCAAACTGCTGTAATTATTTCTTGAGTTATTGATAGTGCTCCACTTGTTCCAATAACATTAGATCCGTCAGAATTGAAGATTGGAGACCAATGAGATGTTCTGTTTCTATCTTCAGATATTACCCTATAACGAATGTTATATTTTCCTGTATCATGATCTACTGGCGGCAAAGATGACTTTAAAATGCGTAATTTTTTTATGTTAGAATCAGGCATTATGTTACCCCAATAGAAAATCTAAACTCAATATAATTATTTGTATTTGGTGATTTAATAATTGTAGTTGCGTCTGTATTTTTGATAATAGAATAACCAGTTAGACCATACAAAGGACTTACTGTTGCAATATTTTCAAGCCTCATAGCATCTAAAGCAATATAGTAGTCGGAAGACGGCAATGGTCCACCGCTTACTCCAGTGTCAAGAACACACGCATAAATTTTTACAACATTAACTGCTTGCCATGTAAAGTTTTGAGTTGTATAAAGTTCTTGTAATTGTTTTTTTACTACAAAGTATCTATTTGTTTCAAAATCATATCCATCATAACCATTCTCAATATCAATTTCAAACCTAGCATAAACCTCGGGCTCTGCAACATCCGTATTTGCAAAGTCAACTAATATTCTAATGGTATCTGGAACTGCAACAGAATCTCCATCTTTGTTTACTAAAGAAAAGGCCATTCTTAGTTCGTCTGTAGGTGAGTTTCTAGTAAAGTCAACATTTGGTGCAGTTAAGTGTATATGGTTTGATCCTGGCTCAATAACAATATGATCTACTCCTCCAGAACCTCCACCATCTAAAGTAAGATCAGAGTCGTCTCCTTGAATTAAAATAGTATTATTTAAAAACCTTGCACGTTCATATCTTTCAACACGATTTGTTTTATAAAAAATAGAGTTATCTGCATTTGTTTGAAATACTCCATTAGTTGCAATTACATTATCATCTTCTGGGTCATCTAGAGGTATTGATATTGTAGGGATTTCAGTCGCAGCGGAAGTTGTATGGTGAAGCCATATTTCATTTTGTGCAAAAGAAAATACTGTCTTGCTATCGTATGCTCCAGCATTAGGGTTTGATCCTGCTGAGTATAAACCAACTTCTGTAATTTCATATCTTTCTTCTGTAGGTAGTTCTGCTGTTAGGACTATCTTATCTATACCGTTCTCGTTTACGAAGCCTCTAGAAGAAATTGGCACCCTGAACATTTCAAAATCAAGGTTGGTTTTTGTGGCAAAATCATCTGCAACATCTTCTGTTTGAAGTGGCTGTGGCCCACATCCTACTGCAAGGTAGGAGGCATATGCAGGGGCTTGGCCAAGCATATATTTTCCAATAATACTCTTACCAGTATTAGTAATCATGATGTAATTTCTCCAAAGTTCGCTTCATATATTGTACCATTTATAGCCACTTGAACCTCTAATTGCTCATCAGTGTTCATATTAACAGTCTCAATTATTAGATCTCCAGTTTCCTCTTCTATATAAACGTTTAATCCATTAAGTCCGCTTCCCTCTAGAGGAACTTTTTCTTCAAGTTTAATAACAAAGTTAGCAAAGTATTTGTCTGATGTAGACTGTAGTCCCAAAATGTTGTTTGGATTGTATCTTTGCTGAACCAGTCCAAGATTTTTTATTGGACTATATGAAATTTGTTGACCATTAATAATATCATTTCTAGAAATACTTAATAACTCATGTCCACCAATATCTTCAAATATTAAGTCTGTCATTATTTCAATAGACATTCCCGAATCTTCAAATAAAACTGTGTCTATTGGTGCTGTTTTCGCTGGAGGTGGTGGCGGTGTATTAGATACAGGTAAAAGAGAGGATGTAAGGGGAATAGGATCTACGTCTGGCTGTTCTTGTTGTGTTTGTATAGACCTAGACGATTGAACAACTTCTGCCTCTCTTGCTGCTCTTGCTGCATCTCTTGCTGAAGTATCTGCTTTTACTCCTGGAGCAATCATTCCTGGACCAAAACCAATATCCCAACCTGCTGCTGCAAAACCTTTTCCAGTCTCTGTCTTTGCTACTTCAGACGCACTTAACCTTTTTCCAGTTGCATCAAAAAATGATCTTTTACTTCCTTCTTCTTGAAGTGCTACAACTTCTCCGTTTGGACCAACTATGTCTGCAGAATAAAGACCAGCATCTGCATATCCACCACTAAGTCTTGCTTTACCTGCATTTCGCTTTATAAAGTTTTCTTGAGCATCACGCATGATTCCTGGACTCTCATACTTTACATATCCAGATCTTAAAGAGTCTTCTACTGCTTTTTTTGCTGCAGCAGCCTTTTCTCTTGAGCCATCAAATCCACTTACATTTATACCTCCATGCCGTTCTATATATTCGTCTAGAGTGATTCCTATGTCTGCAGAACCTGCAACCTCTAAATCACCACCAGGGTCTTTTGTGGCATATACTCCAAATCCAGTTACATCAAAAATTTCTGCCATTTTACACCTCACTCAAATATAATGTCATTGATGGACCTTCTAAAGATCTTGAATATTCTATATTATATATAACAAATCTTGATGAGTCCGATGTAACAAGATCAAGTCCAGAAGAATCTTTATAGTCTACTGTAACTATATCTCCTAATTGAAGGGTTGGAATGCTAAAAAGGTTTATTCCAATTGACTTTTTGGGAACCATAACCTTATTTATAATCCATCTTATCATTTCTTCTGCATCATCTTGTGTCTGTATATATGTACTATCAATACTAAACTCATTTTTTCCATAAGTCATTCTGCTTAGTTTTATTTCATCATACCGTGACTTTTCAACCAGTGGGGAGTATGTTAATGCATTTCCAACAAGTTCTGGATCTGATAAATTACTACGTTTTTTGAAAAACTCATCAACAGTTAATTCATGAGTAGTATCTTGTGTAAACGTTATTCCTTGAATTCTTAAAAAGTTTCCAGTTGTTTCATCTAAGTTCAATGCTTTATCTGTTGAATTAAATATTAAAAATTCTGCACCATATGAATCAGCATAAAATCCAGATGTTGTATATCCCTTTACATTATTAAAGGTAGGAGAAAGTTTTGCATAAAGTGCTGGATATGCACGATCATATTTAATATCAAAATATGCACATTCACGCATAATTGACCCAAACTCTTCAAAATATATATTATATTTTGGAGGTTGCTGAGCACTAATACCAGATAGATATGTTGACTGAACAACACCGCTCATTGCATATTTTCTAAATGATTCTGTTGCATCAACTGAACTATCACTAAAAACTTGACCAAGAGTTTCATTAACTGTAAACACTGTATTTTGGCTATAATTTTCTGATAAAGCATATATATTTTCAAACATACATCTTGAAGAGCCACGAACAAATAAAGCCATATTGTTATAGGTTGGGAGTGGGTCAGTGTCGTCTACAACCTTGATAAGTTGGTTATTGATGTATAAATAAAATCTTCTAGTGCTTCCTATGTCTATATATTCAACAGATAAATCATATACCGTTGAATTTTCTTCTCCAGAAATTCTTTGTTGCCCAGTAAAGTTTCCATTATCAACTAGGATTTTTGTTAATCCGCCCCAAAGTTTTATAGGGATTGCCTGATCTGTTGATGAATCTTTTTTTATTTTGTAAAAAACAACGTTATTAATAGATATTTCTGATCTATTGTTTTTATCAAGTCTTAAGTATGAATTTATATTATCTTCTGTTAATGCAATAATTTCAAAATAATATCCATTGTTTGTTTCTGGATTTAATAAAACCGCTAAACCTCCAGAACCACCACCAATGTTTACGTTTTGGTCTGGTTGGCTTCCGCTTATCTGATAATATGGAGTACTTCCACTTGGTGTTTGTGTTCTTGAGGTATTGTTTTCAATTTTACCAATAATTCTTAATCTTGTTCCAAAATGCTTATAGGCATTGTTTAAGTTTTTATAAATATATGAAACAAAGTTTAATGGTTTTTCTGTTGTTTTAAAAGAAGGACCATTAAAAACCAAAGCCGATGACTGAATTGTTCCAGACTGAGTTGATAGTAAAGAGTTAACTTCTGTTTCTGTTAGATATGATGTTGCCATAAAATTTTTAATGATGCTATTTCTAGTTGACTGCTTTGCAGTTGTATTATTTATTCCTGCTGCCGAAACAACTGTATTAGGCAAGATAATGTCTTCATCTAATTGAGTTGTAAAAAGATATTGTGTTTGCATATCTAGTCCACGAACATAATCAGGGTTTGTCCAATAACTATTAATTCCAGCATAGTGTTCAACTATTTGTGTTCCAAATTGTCCACGTCCGTGGTCAACAACGGGTCCATTTTGAAGCCTTGTTATTCCATCAACAGTTTCATAATAAGGTGTTGAATAAATTCTAACTAATCCAGTTGGATAAATTTTTCCATTAAATGGCAAGGAAGCAAAATATTTTTGATATTCTTGATTGCTGCTAATCCAAACATTACCTGTGCCAGTAATTGAAAACTCTGCTGCATCATACCTTATCACTTCACCATTTGAATACAAATATCCGCTATATCTTGTTAGCCAGTATATGTTTTCTCCAAGATCCATTATGTTGTTTACTAAAACATTTCCTACAACTAACGGAGGCACCCCAACTAAATCTGAGTTTAATGGCATTGCACCAAGAACATAACTACCATTTTTTGATGCTAACTCATTAACAGTTCTTGTTGATTCGCTCCCAGATACCTCCCACAGCAGGGATGGCTTATATATCCAAGTTTTTCCTTGGTCGATCATTGTTGACTGTCTTATAGAACCATATGACCTTTGAATATATCTTGTTGTATAATTAATTTTACCATCATTATAAATTTTCTTATCTTGTGAAGCAATAGATAGAATATTTGGAAGTTTTCCAGATGAAGAGTTTTCAACTACACCTGTATCTGATTGATTGTTTGATCCAGACAAAACAAAGTCTGTAGGTCTTTGTAATTCTGTTGGCATTAAATAGTCTTTACTCATTACTACAAAATTATTATATTCATCAAAAAACATTGAGGTTTGTGTAGATACTGCTAGTTGATTTAAAACCTCTGCTACATTTTGATCTGGTGGAATAAAGAAAAATGGAATGATTGGATCATTTTCATTGGCTACTCTTTTAAATGTATAATTACTAAATCCGATATAATCAAGTAGAAGAGATATTGCATAACTTAATGATGTTTGTGTTGTCAACAACCTTGGTGCTGGCATTGACTCTAAGAAAAAGAAAAAATCTCTCAACTCTAAAGAAATAGTTGCTGCATTTACATCTGCCTGTGGAAATCCTTCTGAGTATAAAGTTTTGATTGGAACAGAGTATTCGTCTCCTTCAACATCAAGAATGGACTCATAAAACATAAACTTTATATTTTTTCTAATATAATTTGCAATAATACTAGATGAGTTATTTTCATTAAATGCCTGATCATCATCAAATAAGGATAATGACCCAGTAGATGCTAACAACTGTCCAACTGGTAAAGACGTTATTCCAATGTCAGAAAGTATCTTTTTAATGCTGTAATCAATTACCTTATCTGAAATATTAACAACAAGTCTTGGAGACATTTCTATGAGATCAAAAGTGCAATCAAACTTATTCATTGTTTCTGCAACAACTCTTATTCCACGAACATACTCAAACTCCCTATATGTAGTTGAATTATTTGCGTCATTAGTAAATAAATCTGGATTTGTTAAATCAGTTATTAATTTTGTGTTTTTATTTAAAACCCCAGAACCTAAAATCCACCCGTACTCAGGAACAAAGGTATCGTACTCTTGGTTTATTTCATTCCATATATAAAACAACCCACGCTCATTTTCATTTTCAATAACTAAATATCCGTACCCATTTATTGATTTTTCTGGAAGCAGTGTTTCAGAGGTAAGTGTTTCAGCAAATACAAATGTAGAAGCATAAGCATCTGGTATTTTTAGTCCATACTCTAATTCAATATACCCATCTTCTGAAATTATTGGAGATCCATCTTCACGAACAGAGTTTTCATCAAAAGAGTATGCATCTACCCAATTGTTTTCGTTTAAATATTGTATCTTCCATCTAACTGGTGTTGTTTTATTTGCAGTTCCAAATAGAGGGTCTGTAAATGTTCCAGAGTTATTTGTAAAGGTTCCTAAATCTACAGTTCCAACATTTGTTTGCATTTTTACAATAAGTCTATTTGCTGGTACCTTTTCTTTATAAACAACGAATGGAACTGCATCATCAATATAGTTAAGTCCATTAGATACATTTTTTGCAGTACCACGTTCAATATTATTTTCTGTTCTAAATGATGACCAATACTTAAATTCATCATATCTAGATGGCATATAGTATCTTGGTCTTTGTGTCATAGATGCCCCAGAGTTTGCAAGGTATCTGTTATTAAAGTATGAGGCTTTATTAATTCCTGAGCGTGGTCTAAAAGGCTTAATGCAATCTTCCAGAGAATAGATCATCTTCATCTTTTCTTTGGTTGAGGTAAATAATTGTGGAACTCCACTATCTGTAAAGCCTCCATCTATAACAATGTCAGCATCGGTTGCACCAGTATAGTAATTTCCTACGTCTAAACTATCAAATGTGACTGGAAGATTTCTGTACTGAACATCTGACCCAGTTGGCCTATACCTATAATTGCCAAGTTTAAATATATTATCTGGCATATTCATATTCCACTCAGCCAAAACTAATGACTGCAGGTGTATTGTTGAAGATGTTTCTAAGTGTGTCTTTAATGTTTCATTTACAAACATTTAGACCTCTTCCAGCGTTACCGAAATATTCCAGAAGTCGTGATTACTTCCCCCACGTTTTACAACAGAGTAAGAAAAATCGGCAATATACACTTGCATAATTTGGTTATATTGTGCAAGATGTCCAAATGATGCATTGGTGATTTCTCCATCAACTGGGAAATTTGTATATTTATCGTATGCCAAAAACATCCAAAATGGTCCTGTATGATTTTCATACCAGTTAAGAAGTTCTACTCCACCTGCTCCTCCATCTGATGTAAATTCTCCAGTTGCATTTTTATATGGAGATATTCCTTCTTCGTCAAACCCTGCAGTCTGATAGTATCCTCTTGATGGCAAATTATTCCAGGAAACAGACATTGTTAGTTTGTCTGCAATATGGTATGAACGCATACGTCCATTAATAGTTCTTTGACGTTGTTCTATTCTAGTTGGTGTAAAACTTAATTCCCCACGATTATGGTCAGATAAAACTATGAACTGATCAACTAGGTCTGCATCTGTAGATTCATCATAATTACCCTGAAGTTCATAGCCAGTCGGTAGATATACCCCATCAACGAGTGTACCAGGGTTCTCAGACCACAACAGAGCCTGTGGGCGTTGATACCTACGTCTACCTGTTAAATACGCTGCTGTAGCCATTTAAGCCCTTTGACTCCTTATTCTCTGTGCATCAACATTTTTAATTTCTGTCATAACTGCCCTTGCAATATCGTTAGGGCTTGAGTTAGATCCATTAACATTGATGCCTACACTATAATTATACACTGCCGTTGAGTTAGTATTTACATTTGCCGAACTCATACTTGTAATAGGGGTAACTGAAACACTTGACATTTGTGGATAAGACTGTGTTACAAAATTAGTAGATATGGGGCTACCATAAGACTGTGCAACTAGATTAGAAGATATCATTCCACCAGGTCTTCCAGTTGATCCATTGCCTCTAGAACCAAGCATTGATGGATACTTTAAGCCATTCATTGCTGCAAGCATTGGTCCAAAAACCTTTGTTGCCCCTTTGTTCATTACAAATTCTCCAGGGGTAAGCATTGCTGGAACGGTATCGGATCCTACTGCCTTTCCTCCAGTTGCAAAATATTTAGGAACCATTCCACCATTTGACATAGTTCCATATCTTGCTGCAAGGCCTGCTGCCTTTGCTGCATTTTGTCTTCTTTGTATTTCTAATGCTGCAAGTCTATCTTCCTCTGCCTTCTGTGCTGCCTTCTGTGCTGCTATGAATGCCTTTGATGCTGGGTCCCCCTTCTTTGCAGCATCTGCAATTGCTTTCTTTGTATCTTCTATTGCTTTCTTTAGTGCTGCACTTGCTGCTTCTGCCTCTGCATCTGCTGCAGCCAGTGCTGCAATTTGCGCTGCCAACTCTTCTTCAGCCTTCTTTGTTGCTGCATCTGTTGCGGTTGCTGCTGAGTTTGCTGCACTAGTTGCTGCTGTTGCTGCTGCTGTAGCGGTAGCAGCAGTAGGCGTTGGTGCAGGAATAAATGCACTTGTTGAAGAGTACTTAGCGTTATTAATTTGTGAAAGAGCAGCAGCAATTGAATCGACTATCTGTTTCATAGTCTTAAGTGGACCATTATTAATTCTTGTTAGTGCATCACTATAAGCCTTAAGGCTAAGTTGTATCTGTTCCCAACCAAGTTTTTCTTTTTCAATTGCAAGAAGTTTGGCATCTAATATTTCTTGATTTTTATCAAGTTCTGCCTGCAAACCTTGTAAGGCTTTTTCTGCATTTCTAAGTTGATTATTTCTTAGACTATCTATTGTTTGTTCAATATTTCTAATGTCTAGAAGTTTTACTTCTCTCAACTCTGTTATATTATAAATTCTATCTTCTATTCCCAGAATTTCTTGTTGGGTTGTTTTTCTTTGTTGTTCTAGTGCAAATGTTTGTTGTTCAATCTTAAACTGTTCTGCTTGAATCTGTTCTTTAGTCATACCGCTTGCAGATCGCAAGTTTTCAATTTCAAACTTTCTGCCTGCTGCTAATAAATCACCAGATCTACGTGCTGCAGCCTCTGCTGCTGTTGATCGCATTTCGTTGGCCATTTGTGCTGCTGCAGAAATATCACCCTGGGATAATGCATCTGCAAGAGAGATACGACTTCTTTCTTGTGCAGCAATGTCAGAATTAAGTTGAGAGATCTTTGCTAGGGCTTCTTCTTGCTTATCATACTTCTCGTTGATTGATTCAGCAGCCTTATCAATCAGTGTTAAGTCATTAGAAAGGATTGTTGATCTATCTTGTAATGCTTGGATAGGTCTATCAAAAGCAAGTTCCATACCTCTTTGAAGATCAGAAATTTGTTCTTGAAGATCATCAAGAAGGTTTTGACCAATCTTTGGATCGTACTTAAGTGTAAAGTTAATTGCATCAATTTTATCTTGCTCAGATTGTATTTGCTTATTTACGCCTTCTACAGCATTTTCAGCAAGTTTAATTTTAGTCTTTAATTCAAAGTTATCAAGATCAAACTGATTTTGTAATATGCTTGCTTGTAAGTCAAGTGCTGATATATTAGCATCAATTGCTTCTTGAGTTGTTTGTTCAAATGTAAGTGCTTGTTTTCTGGCTGTTTCAATAACATCTATGTATACTTTAGTCTGGTCTATTAAATCACCAAACTTATCTTTAATATTTACTGTTGCATCGGCAGAGCCAATTGCCCAAGAGTTATTTTTATCTTTTAGTATTTCAAGAATAACTTCATGCTTTACCCCAGCAGCAGTAAGCCTCTTAAATGCCTCAACTTGCATCTTTGTATCTGCAATATTATCATTAAGTTTTATTTTGCTTAATTGATAATTAAGATTAATAGTTTTTTCTATTTCTCTGTTTAACTCTGCTTGCTCTTCCTTCGTGGCTTTTAGTCCTCCTTGTGCAGCAATCTTTGCAGTTAGAGTTGCGTCCTGTAATATTTTTTGAATTTCAAGTGAGTTATATCCTTCTTTTGTTAAAAGTTCATGCGCTTTAACTTGGTTTTCAATTTCTTTACTTGCATCCTTTACATCTTGGATGTATCCAGCAATTGTTGCTTTACGGAATCCTTCGTTAATAGTAATAAAGTCTTCTTTAAGGCCAGAAATTCTTCCATTTTCCTTAATATCAAATAAAGTTTTTGACCATAGTACGAATTGTTCAGCATCTAAACCTCTAATAATCTCCATGAAGTCTTTATCAATAGATATTCCAGCATCCTTTGCTGCTGCCTCTATTTGCTTAATTGCTCCACGCTGATCATCAAGTCCTGGATTTATTGATTCCTTGCCACCATCCTTAAGAAATTTTCTTAAAGATTCTAATGGCTTAAGGGCATTGAATCCACCCTCTTTAACTAACTTAAGTCTTTGAGCAAGATCGTTTAAGAATGAATCATCTCTTGTTGGACCATCATCCTTTGGAGTTGTAGCGCCAGGAACAACTGCTCCACTAACAGGGGCTGTTGGGAAAAGTTCTTCTCTTATTTTATTTAGTGCTTCTGTTTTTGCTTTTTCTATATTTGTTGCATTCTTTTTAAAATCTGCAAGTGCTTTTGCTTTTTCCTTTGGATCTATCTTTGTAGTTGCTAGTCTTTCTCCAGTTCTACTTCTTCCAGCAGTTGCACGGAACTTAGGATTTTTTTCTAAGAAGTCTGCCTCTAATTCTCTATCTAGGATTTTATCAAAACTATCACTGTACTCAATAGAACCAATAGTTAAAATTGCTTGAAGTTGAACATTCTTATCAAGTTTACTTATCTCGCCCCATTGTTTAATTGCAGAATCTAGAGTAAGGTTTTTACCAACTCCACCTGCTTCTTCTTGCATTTTAACAAGAGTTTTAAGTGTAACTTGTCCATTAGGGAATTGCTTCTTAAGCGCTTCAATTTCTTTTCCTCGTGCCTTAATTCTTGGCAGATCACTTTTTTCTGTTTCAATGTCTAACTTAATCCCGATATAATCTGGAATTTTTCCAAGTTCTTCTATTGAACTAAATGTTGCATCTGCATCTGCTTTGTTTAGGTTTCTAACAGCAAGAACAAGATTTTTTTGATTGTCTTCATCTGGAAGCATTGTTAGAATTGTAGATAATCTTTGAACGCCTTCTGTTCCTTGAACTGAAACAAGTGCATTTAAATTTTTCTTTATGTCTCCACCAGCCTTGGTTAAAGTATTAACCAACACAGATGCCTCGCCAGGAGTTAAAACATCTGAAGTAACTAGGGTTGAAATTTCAAGTGTTACTTTGTCATCACCAATTTGATCAAGTTGTGATTGAAGCGCTGCAGCCTGTGCCTTAAGTGGTGCATTATCCTTAAACTTATCCTGCATTCCAACTGCAAATGCCTCCATATATTTATCACGTACTTGTCCACGTCCTGTGCCCAATGGACTAATTTTTTCAAGAAAGTCTGCACCTGAAACTTGATCATAACTTGAAGAAACATCTGCAAGCATCTTTGCTTGTTTTTGTCTTAATGTTTGCAAACCAGACTGTTTTTTAGATTCTAGTCCAGCAATCTCTAAATCAACTGCTGCTCTTTCTTTGTCTGTCTTTAAAGTCTTTTTCTTTAACTCAAGATTTGCAATTGATGTATCAAATATTGAAGTTAGTGCGTCTATACTTCCTTGTGAAGCAGTTATATTTTGTGAAACAAGTCCTTGAACTACACCTGCTGATTTTGCTATTACTGCTTTTTCTTTACCC